TAAGGTTCCCAACAATACCCGATGCCTGTGGCGCGTTTAGACCCTTGTTCAGCAGGTAGTTATAAGCAATCGCCGCGTTCTGCGACAAACCTTGTGGGTTCAATGGGTCTTCCATGCCCTTAAAGACTTCCAAAGCGTACTGCTTGCGCGTATCTAACGCAGACCCTTTGGAGCGCTCAAACAGCTTTTCAAAAGCCTCTGCATAGTCTTGCGGTGTAACATAACTACCAGACTGAAACGCCTCTAAGGTTTTCTTTTCTGGCCCTTCTAGCTCAGACCACAAAAAGTCTAACTGCGTTTGAAAGGGTATCCGTGGAAAAGGGCTGTCCATAGTAAACCTTTATCTAGGCATCATCTGTGCGCCAAGTTGCATGTAATTAAATAAGCCAGGCTGGAAGCTGCTTGAAGAACCCATCATGTTAGGCGCTCCGTAAAGCCCACTCAAGAACGTCTGCAAGCCAGTAGGCGCACCTGTCATTTGACCAAAGCTGCCTTGACCTTGATTAATTAAGTTCTGCATCTGACCACGTTGTAGCGCACCTTGCGCACCCTGCATTCCTTGGATTGACTGACCGTAACCAAACGATTGCTGCCCTAAGTTCGCTAACTGTTGCGCTGCGTTCATTTGTGTACTTACATCGCCGCGCTGTTGACCTGCAAGCTGACCCGCTGCGCCTAATTGAGTTGCCATGTCTGCGCGTTGCATACCGCCTAACTGATTAGCAGCAGACATGCCCAAACTTTCTGCACCAGACATTGTGCCTGCCAATTGACCCGCAGCGCCCAAACGCTGACCTGCTGCCGCTAGATCGGCCCCAGATAGCGCCTGCGCACCCTGTAAATTCATACCAGCGCCCCGCAAGCCTGCCGCTTGATTTAGCTGCTGCGCAGTCATACCCTGCATCGCACCAAACTGTCTTGCCGCATTTGTTGCTGCTTGGTTTCGCGCTGCTGCCGCTGCCTGCTGTCCCACATCAAACTGTGACGCACCTAAAGCAGTGTTGAAGCCCTGTTGACGCATTCGTGAGGCTGTATCTGACATTTGCTGACCATAACCCTTCATGGCCTCTGCTTCTGCAATCCCATGACGAGAACCGCCAAACGCTTTTGCCGCTTCCGCTGACGCACCCAACTGGTTCAAGCCTTTTTGTTGTTGCGTTCCTATATCACGCAATGCGCTTTGAACAACTTGGCTTTCGTATGGGTTTTGATATTGAGCCATGCCACTTGCAGCAGCAGCAGGTGTTCCTACTTGTGCCGCACCGTAACTTGTACCTTGCACCTGAGAGGGTTGATATCCCATCGCAGCCCCAAAGCCTTGCTGCGCCATTGGATTAACTTGGTAGCCTGTACCTTGCGTCATTGCGCCAGTAGCTGCTGATGGTGGCCTATAACCCATACCTTGGGTCATGCGTGACATAACATTTGGGTCTGTTTGGTATTGTGTGCCAGCAGCAAATGTTCCCATAGACAATGGGTTTGTGCGATACTGTGTGGCTGCTTGCGTTGTGCCTAAAGCAGTATTTTGCGCTGCTGATGCCTGTTGAAATGGATTAGCTTGTTGAGATTGGCTTTGTTCAAATGCTGCCTGTTTCGCTGGGTCTGGCCCAGTAGCCATGCCGCCTTGACCTGTACCCTTTGTTGGATCAAGGCCCATTTGATTTTGCATACCGCCACTTAGCTGCTGTGTTGGTTGTCCTGCTGAAGCACCCATGATACTCTCCTATTTACCGCGACTGCCACCACCTTGAAGCTCTAGCTCCACAGGTTGGTTTGACAGCGCTCTAGAACCCGCTTCACCAGTGATAGGGTCTAATCCAAAACTTGCACGATAGTCAGCTTGAGCAGGTCTTTCTGCCTCAAACCGCTTCATCATCTCATCTACCATTGGCCTCGCAGAATATCCGCGAATACCGCCCATCGTTTGCTCTTGGGGCATGTATTGCTGACCACCAGTTGTCGGCATTCCAAACGCACCAGCCGCTAACTGATTGCCTTGAAAAACTGCTTCGTCAGCAGGAGAAAAAGACGCTACCTGTTGGCCATAAAGTGGCATTGGCGTATCTTGATATGTTGCAATATCGCGCCCTTGATTAATACCTTGCTGTATTCCTGTTTCCAGAAACTCAGGCGCAATTGTCTCTTGTGTCTGTGTGCCGCCTTTTGCCATTATTCGGCCTCCTTAACATAATGAGAATGAAGCAATTTCCACCCCATCGGCTCTAAAACTTTCTTCCATCCTACACGACCTGTCAAAGTACCACCAGTGCATCCATGATTTTTTGCCCACTCGTTCATGTCTTTGTTCATGTCCAATAGTTGATCTAATTCGCCACCCGCAAGAAAGATATTTAAAACCTTCTTTCTAGGGTATATCACAATTTCCGTTACCATGCACCCCCTTGGTGCTGCCCATAGCTGCATACGCCCTTCTGCTATGCTTTTAACAACATCATCAAAAATGTGCGTTCCGTTACAATATTCTAACGCATCCTCTATCCAAGGCTTACAACGCTCTAGCTCTGGGCTTAGTTTATATGAATGCGTCATATCGTTCATCCGTGCATCCTTGTAATATGCAGCGTTGTTGCTGGCGCCGCTGGACTAAACGCAGTTGCAGCAGAGGCATCTAGTGATCCGTTTGTACTATCTACCGCCCACATAACTTGCAAATAATCGCCAGCGCTTACATCAAACTTTGCAGAACGTGAAACAACAACTGTAGCGTCATTTTGGTGCAATGAATAAATAATTGTGTTGTTAGTTGCATCCGTTCCATTCAAGCGAGGCCAAAAATAAAACTTCACCGTGCTTGATGACGATGACGCAATTTGCGCTGAAAACATCACAAGATATTCACCCGCCTCATCAAATACAATCTTGCTGTTATCTGTCGCATCCCGATCAATACCAACATTACCCGTAGGTGCATCGTACGTTATTGCGTACGCCGTATCTGCTGATGCAGCAGTAACATCCGTTGTGCGATAAAAAGAAGCGTGACCATCCTCAAGAATAATCTGCACAAATGCACCATCCTTAGAAACAACGGGATAGCCATTGCTTTGATCCCAAAGAAGAATGCCGTTTTCTGATGCACTGTCATTTGTCGCTTTAAATCTCAACGATGACCAAGACCGTTGTAACGCAAGTATTAACTGCTTTGCCCAAAGCGAAATATTTGGCCCAACAGGTGGAAAGCTGGGTGTTGTCATCGCCCACCCCTAGCCTTGGTTTCTAGCCTAGGTATACCAAAACGCCAATCATTTAGATCGCTGCCAATGACGCGCATTCTAACCTGCCTACCCACGAACCGCATAGAGGTAGGGTTGCTCATTGTAAACGGCCCATAAGTGCGCTCTGTGTCGTTGGGGTAAAACCTCGTTTTAAAAGACGTTGTAACTTGGCCCTGCGTTTTTTCGTCAGGTATCATTTGCGTTACGCTCATAACCTGATCGCCAGCGCCAATAGAGATAGGGCCGCTTTCTGCAAAGATAGATGCGCCATCATGGTTTTGCGCTACTTCCTGATTATAAGCCTTGCCTGCTGGTGAGAACCAGATTGGATTTTCAAACACGCCATTATCTACACCAGATGTGCGATCCAAGTCTCCAATCATCCAGTGACCTTCACGGTAATTGTATGAAACATACTTATCGCATTCTGTGCTTGATGAACTAGGGTAGAACCACCAAATTTCTGAGTGCCGCCCATTAGTGACAGCGTGTACTTTTGATTTTTGGTCTGAGTTAATGTCATTAAACACATAATCAGCAACATCACACGGTAGTGCCTCTACTGTGTTGCCGCGATACATAAAGAAGCTTTCACGCCCCATCCAGAACGCACCAATATCTGCTGCCGCTGCTGCATGTCTTGAAATAGCACCGCAAGACGAACCCACACGCTCAAACCCATAGACAAACGGTGGGCCTTGGTATGACGCAGTATGCGCATCAATATCTGTGAGGATTAACGCTTGGCTGCGAACACGAATGCCCTGCATAATTCTTCCGCTGGTTTGCAACTCAAGATCACCAGCCTCATTGGTTGCTGCCGCTGTCCATGTCGTATTGTCCTCACGGTCACACCACTGCACCTTGCGAGGATTACCGCCTGCACCTAGCGCAAAGATAAATCTTTCCTCTGTGACTAAAATGCCAAGATTATCTGTTGGCGCATTAGAAACAATTGCAGCAGGGTTAGATGTGTTTAGCGTCCACTCATAGATGTAACCATCTGTATTTGCGCAAGCTACTAGATACTCCCCCCAGTTATCTACAGACCAACTTGTGCAATCCTCAAGTGTGCCGCCCTCTGGCCTCTGCACCCCATAGTATGCAGTACCATATGTGCCGCCGCTATAACCTCTGTTGGACGTAGCATCCACATTTCCAGCAGTATAGCCAGTTGGCGTGATCGCAACAGGTGTGCCGCTTGCAGGCGCAATGAACAAACCATTAGCTGTTCCCG